CTTTTACTTTACAGCACCGCCTCCTACTCAAACGAGCGTCGGGTGGCGCATCACCGGCCTCCCCACTTTCAGCGTCCCCATGCAAATCACATCTGTTCAAGGGACCACATTAGCCACTCTCGTTCCTACAGACAACAGTATTCCTCCTAATAATTCAGTTCCCATATACGTGAATGGCATCCCTGCGATGATCGAAGAGCCCATGTTCACAAGCACGTTTATTCCCGGGCGTTTTACAAATTATGTTTCAAAGGGTGGGGATGTACCGAACGTGCAGGTCCAGCTCAATCAAAACGTCAGTGTGGGAAACTATCCAGAGTTGCGGACTCTCAATACGGACGTGGAGTGGCAGGATCCACAACCAGGGACCCGTCTCTTTCCCGAGAGTAAATACATTGAGGAGAAGAACAAGGGTTTCAGTTCAGGGTCTGTTTTGTCCCTTCAAGCTATAGGCCCCCAGGAGGATTACTTTTTGACGGACGACATGAGCAAGTCGCAGTGGAATCCTGCGTTCAAGAGGTACTCGAACTTCGTCATGTATCAAAAGGTTTATCCCTTTCCACCTCCAAATCCGTATTATCAGGGGTCTGTCATTCAGATTGAGCTGCGGCCGACCGAGTTGGGTCATCTTCTGTCGAACATGTACCTCTCGGTGAATCTCCCGGCCCTCCCAGGGAGCAACAGTTACACGCCAAACGTCGGGCGCGCCCTCCTGAAACAGGTGGATCTCCTCGTGAATGAGACGATCGTCGAGACTCTGTACGATGACTGGTACGTTATCCGGGACCAGATGTTCCTGGACGCTGATGAACAGCTCGGGGTCCAGACAGCTCTCAGTGTTTCAAACGCACAGGTTGGTGGCACGATCACGATCCCACTCGAGTTTTTCTTTTGCCGTCGTCATTCTGCTAATAATAAAGGGCGTGAGAGACTGCGGAAACCGTACCTCCCGGTGTGCGCCATGTGGAATCAGCGTCTTTATGTGCGGTTTACGTTCCAGCCAAACACCTGGTGGGCGAGTCTGCCAGCGAACACAAGTTATGACGTGTTCCCCCCGGGAACAAGTTTATGGCCGAATTTAATCACGGAAGAAATTCTTTTAGAGAATGCTGAAAAGTTGTACTATCAAAACACGCCTCTCAAATATATAGTGAATCGCGTCCAAAAGGAGTCGACCCTCGCATTTTCAAGTGCAAATCCGACTCTTCAGTTGACGGCCAACTACCCCGTGCAAGTTCTTGCATGGTTTTTTAGAAACAAAAATTACGAGGCTGTTGCGGACGGCAAGTATTACGCATCCAGGTATAGCTACGGATACTCAACACAGTATATTCAGACAGGTATAGAGCTCAAATTTCCATCTGGAAATTCAAATTTCGTGGATGTGATTAATAACGCTAAGATTACTTTGAATAACGTGGATATTCTGAGTACGTTCCAGGGGTCCCTGTACTACTCGTTCAAGCAGCCTATGGAACACTATCTATCGATACCTTCAAAAAACATTTACATATATTCGTTTGGTTTGACGCCAAAAGAATACAATCAGGGTGGGTACCTTAATTTTTCAAAATTGAATTCACAGACGACATATATACAGCTCAACTTTAACGCGGCTTATACGAATCAGCTCATCACTGGATACAACTTGTACCTGTTCTATTATGGATATAGTCTTCTACAATTTCAGGGAGGATTTGCTTCTCTTCCGTTTCTGTAAGAGTTCGAAGAACTCCGACAATTCCGTTCGAAATTGCCCATCTCAAAAAGTTCAGCTGCGCACACGTGGTTGTCAAACCTTGGAACTCTATGCGCTCCGTGCGGCAAAAAGGATCGAAAAGCTTTTTACTGTACCCGTCCAGACTCGACTTGTATGCGACGTGTACCGTAAACACCTTGCCGTTAGGCGCTGTGAATGACACGTGGTTATTCTTTGAATAGTTGGTCACGAACCATTCGAGCCTCCGGAGAGAAGGTCCCTTGCCCCGACCAATGATGTCATGGAGCTGGGTTCGATTCTCTGGAATCTCGAAAAATTTAGAAAGACTTGTGAGCAGAAGATCACTTTTGCTTCCCATTAAGCAATTTAGTTGCGAAATCTCTAAGCTTGCTCATTCCCAAGGGGCCACTTCCTTCTGCTCAACGACAGAAATCTCAGGTTTGTGATTAGGCGCCTGACATTGATGAAAGCCGCAGTATCCATTCTCCTTGGGCTTTTTCAGACATCTCTGTTTACTCTTCAGAATTCCACGACAAAAATTACCTTCGACACTTACCGTATCTTTTATAAGTCGCTCAACTGGAATCTCGTAGAGTCTCGAGACTTCCTCGAGTATAGCTCGAGATCTTATATTGACCCGGCGCGTCACCTCATCTTCTATGTTTTGAAGAATCTGTTGTTGGTACGCGGACTCGTCCATACCTACTATGGGACCGGAGCTTTTAAGGGGCGCGTAAACATGGACAGGAACGCCTTGCGCGCCTCAGTCTCTGCAGTACTCGACGTTTTGACCATGAACTTCTTGTCAAAGATGGCGTCGGCATTCACGAGCGGTTCAAGAAGGTCCTGTACCGGCTTTTTGAATTGGTTCGTGAAATAGTACTGGTAATCGAGAGGAATCTTGTGATCGAGGGCCCACGTCGGATCCTCCGCCTTTTCACACATCTTCCCTTCACCCTTGACGATGACGAATGCGACGCGATCACCCTGTTGCGGCTCGGACCCGGGGACGCGCGCCTTCATCTTGTCACGAACCGTGACGTGTGGCTGAACCACCTTGTATGCCGACGCGAGCTGTTTGCTCATCAAGAGCTTTTCCATAGGGACCTCACCTGCCATGAGTTTCCGCGCCTCTTCACGCGCAAACGTAATGACCGGCGTCGGATCGCTCGACTCGAGGACCATATTCAAAAGCGCCTTGAGCGTCTCGCGCACGAAAGGACAGCTGTCACGCCGAACCACCTGAAGGCCCTTGACGTCAATCTTTTTGAAGGCGACCGCATCACCCTTCTTTTCGTACATCTTTGCCGCGTAGCGCTTCTTCGAATACAAAAAGTATGGGCAATAAACTTTCTCGAGTTCCAGATCGTTCGGTGCCTTGAACAGCTTGGTACACTGCTCAGCCGCCTGCTCACCGAGCTGCCACGAGTAGTCGATCGCCTCTTGACCCTTGCGTCCCTGAACGTCAAACTCGACCATCACAGAGTCCGTGTCTCCGTACCGGACGCGAGCTCCCGGGAAGTTGGCTTCGACGTAATTCTTGGTCTCCTCAATCATCTGCCGCCCGCGCATAGTAACAGTTGATGCGATGGCGACGCACGGAAGCATGCCCTTGGAAGCACCCGTGAATCCGTAGATTGAATTCATCGAAATTTTGTACGCGAGCTGCTGACCGTTGTAAATCGCCTCCATAGGCGTCCCCTCGTGTTGGGCCATCAGCTTTTTGGCCTTTTTTCGGAACGCCTTCAGGTCTGACAGAATGGTGGGCAAAAGGGAAACCACAGGTTTCCCTTTCGACGTCTGCGCGAACCTGTGAGACCCGTACTGCTCATACTCAACTCCGGGCAAGTTGTCGTACTTGGGATCCATCACCAGTGTCGAATAACACAAGTTGTGGGCACACATGATGCTCGGGTACAGACTCGCAAAGTCGAGCGCCGTGATTGGTCCGTAGTACGCACCCGCCTGTGCCTCGAGCACGGTCGCGCCTTCGTATCCTTCATCGGGTGGCCCGGACGCGCCATACTTGAATGTCGGGATGATGAAATTGAGCTCGCGAGCCTTGAACGCCATCTGACTAAACACCTTGATCTGCTGACCGCGCTCCGACAGGAACGAAATAGGAACCCAACACGCCTTGGCCATCTCAATCTGGTTCTGAATCTGGCACAACTTTTCCATGAGCTTGTGCGGCAGGACCGTGTCCTGAATACAGTATGCAGCCACCTCACCGAGGCGGTCGGGGTCGCCCTCGGCATACCGGCTGAAGATTTCCTTGACGGGCATGTCATTCTTTTGGTCCTTCAAAAAGTGTTTGGACACGTTATTCAGTGAATAGCTCTCGAGCTTGTGTTCCCGCTTGACATCCTGGAACAAATCAAAGACGTAACGACCTTTCATTGGCGTCATCTTGAGGAGGTTGTTCCCGAGTGCTGAACTCGAAAGGTTCTTTTCGACGAGTTCAGACGGCGCATCCTTGACTCGCCCCCAGACCGTGCTCGCGCCGCGAAGAACTGACCGGAAGTGAAGAAACTCGAGGTCGAACCCGAAGATGTTCCAACCCGTGATAATGTCGGGATCCATCTCCACCAGATACTTTTGGAAAGCGTCCAAGAGCTCGCGTTCCGTCTCGAAGGACTCCACGTCAGGGCCGTTCGTCTTTTTGAGGCACAGACAGCGTTTTGTCAGAGATTCTTGCCCGAATGTTTTGGTCGTCATACCAATCTGAAACACTACGTCGTGTGGATTTCGTGGGTCCGGAAAAGCGCCTGTCGACGAGTAGCACTCTATATCAAAGGACATGATGCGCAGGGGTGCGACGTCGTCCCGAACAACCGGACTAATAAAACGCCAGTTCGGGGACCAGAGATTCACGTCGCACGTCGTTTCTAGATCAGGCTCACAGAGTCCTGGGTCGATCCAACCCGTCGACGAGCACTTCGTGACGTGCATGAATCTCAAAACGGGATCCATATTCGACTCGTAGACGCGGCACCCCGAAAGCTCTGGCCACTTGGCGTTTTCAACGCACCACGCAAACCCCCTCAGCGCCTTCTGAGATTTGAAAGTCACCTGAATAAACTCGGAGAGTTCGCCGTTCTGAAAACCCCATAGATCCTTGGCGCGCTTCGGCTCCGCCTTGATGCACTTGGTTTTGACAAAGTTGAACAACTCCTGTGACATTTTTTTGGGTTTTATGAAACAATAAGGTTGGAACGGTGTTCCAAGAGAGACTGATTTACCATCTGCGGCTCGGCCGAAGATGCGTATGGTAAATTGGTCTTCAATATCCTGGCCATCCCAAGCGATAGCTTGGAAGGCCAAGGCGGCAAAGCCGCTCATTTGTTTTATAGACGTTTTAAGAGTTTAAGCCTAGATCCCCGTCGACCCGAAACCTGCCGCGCCGCGCGCGCTCGGGGTGGCGCACAGAGCAGTGAACTCCGTGGGCACCTCAACCACATCCGCCACCGTGTAATTCTCCAGAATCAACTGGGCGATGCGGTACCCCGGGCGAATCACGAAGGGCTGCTGCAGGTCTAGGTTCTGCAGGACCACCTTGACCTCACCCGTATAGTCCGGATCGATAACACCCGCCAGCGTGTCCAGACCGTGCTTCACGGCGAGTCCAGAGCGAGGTGCAATACGTCCATAAGTTCCTGGCGGGAGCTGAACTGAGATGCCGGTGGATACGACCACGCGGCGACCTGGGAGAACGACGTAGCTGTCAGTGCTGAAGAGGTCATAACCAGCT